TGATGCTGCTTCGAGGAATGTCTTTCCATTTTTCTTATGGGATACATCCTTGCCATCACCGTTACCGTAGGTTCCACGTTTACGGTTTTCTTTATTTAATTTGGATCGTTTAGAGATCTGTAATGCACTAGAATCATATTTCTTTTGATATGATTTATAGTTACCATTAGCGTATTTAGCACCGCTATGTTTAGAGCTTCGAGCCATAAAGTCTCCGTTGTACAAGTTCAGGATCAACAGTTGGCATAATACTAACTAGCTTATCTAGTGGGCTACCTTCAAAAGCAACACCACTAATATCATTTTTAGCTAGCCAATCACAAGCTGCTTTCAAGTCTTGTGTAGAGGCTTCACCGGATTTAACACGGTTCAAAAACTCTGTAGTAACTAAGTTATGTAATTCGTTAAATTGTTCTTCCGAAGCTTTATTCTTCATTAGATTTCTTAGCTTTAGCTTTCTTAGCTTTTACTGGTGCTTTAATTTCATAACGTGTTTCGTTAGGTTCATGCACAAGGTGTGATTCAGCACGTACTGCTTGTGCTTCGGTTTCATATGTACCAAGTACTTTATTGGTATATGAATCAATAAGTTGATAAGACATAATTATACGTTGTAACCTTTACGTTCGCTAGGTAGTTTTGCTTTTTTGGGTTCGTCTAACTTATAACGAAATGGCTGTGGTACAGGTTGTCCAGGTTTTGTTACCTTTCCTTTTTTAATACCCTCAAGAGATTTGTAAGCCATAATTAATTCCTCAATACAATTTGATCTAATTTGTTTTCGATACGTATCATGTGGTCTTCCATACGTTGCACCATTACTGCTAAGTCAGATTTTGATACGTAGTCTTGTGCTACGTTTAATTCAATAGCATCAATGCGTCTATCTAAACCGCTGATACGGTCATGTACATTATTTATTCGGTTGTGTAGTCTGTTGTTAAGAGCTGCTCCACCGCCTATTAATGCGATAAGAGCAGTTACTGCTGCTTCCATCTATTCAAGTGCCACGATAGGTACGATGTCATTACATAGGATTTCAACACGTGATCCAGGTCTAAAGGTAAAACCTTTTTGCATGATCTCTGTACATTTCAATGCTCTAACTAATTCATAGTCAAGACGCATCTTTTGTTCGTGTTTACGAGCGATACCTTTACAGGTTTCGATCATGCCTCCATCAAGAGGTACTGAGAAGCTAATCTGTGCTCCCCAGTTATTACTTTTGGTATAACTATCTCTATTCATAGGGGTAGTATCATTACCCATATAAAATGGTGATAACTGCATTGTTGTACCGTTGCAGCTGTTATTACCACTAAAGTATTGTCTAGACGGTGCTCCGTTATTTTGAAACTGCACCGCCTGATTAGTTACGTTACCCGTAGCTGCTGCTACAGGACTAGATGTATTTTGAACCTTAGGATCTTCTGCGTAAACTGGGCTTACTGCGAGAAGATTGATAATGAGGTAGTAGTAGAAACCTGTTCGATAGTTTCGTTGATGTCGATTGTCTCTACTACACCTGCTGCTCTTTCCACCAGTTCTAGTTGAAATTGTTCTCCAGCATTTGTTACTGAATAAGTTGTGGAGCTGTCTAAGATGTCTCCACTTGGTGTTACGTTTGTTCCTGACCATGATGAGTATTCACCACCATAGATCTCAGTCGCAATTGTTCGATCAATATCAATGGTGGTAGTAGTAGTAGATTGCATTGACCCCTGTGTAAAATTAGGGGTTACCTGTGCTGCTGCTGGACTAGCCAGTAGTAATAGTAGTAAATACTTCATTCGTCTTTCTTTTTAGAATCTGAGTCTTTACTGTTGGACTTATTATTTGAAGTAGACAAACCAAATGTAGCAAGTGCTCCAGTAAAAATAGAAGCAGGAAAAGTAATATCCCCACCAACACTTTTTTTAAACATTGGTAATTCAACGTAGTTAAGGGTAATAATAAAACCACTCCATACCACAACACCTAGACGTACAAAAGTACCTAAGATTTGAAGCTCATCTTCTGTATTTTCCTTTACCTTTGCTAGGAAGTTTTTTGGCTTTCCTTCTTTTTCTGTAATTTGCTCCATGCTTGTTTAATCATTGGTTTAAATAACATCACCAAATATTTAAATAGTGATTGTCCAAGTAATGTGGCAGCAACCGAGATAAAAGCTGTAGTTGCTGCAGTAGTCATAATAGTAGTTGTAGGCATTGGTACTTCAATGTCTGTAAACGGTACTGCTATGATTTGTGCTTCTGGTGGAACATAAGGTGTAGATATTGAAGCATTAGGTTTAGGTTGAACCTTCCCCTTGGTTTCTCCCTTTGTTTGGTTAGGTGGTTGTATTGCCTTAACACCTGGCGGTGGTTTAAGTACACTAGGAGGCACCACAAGCGGCTTGTACGAGGGCAAATCTGCCTTTGGTACCTCTAGTATAGGACCAGGCAATTGTGGACCTTCAGGGAGATTTAAATAGGGTAAGACAGGTATCTCTTCCCATTCCATTATTCTCTTAGTTGTTCAGCTAAGTTTAAAATGGTTTCAGTTGTATTTGTACCTTCAGCTTCAACGTAAGCAAGAGTTTCTTCAACAGTCATATCTTGAAGTGTCTGGAAATCATCTTGTGGGTTTTCGTCACCAAGTTGATGATTTAGGGTGTATAAAATTTCTGGATTCATAGTTTAAATAGTGATAGTGTTAACGTTCTCTGCTAAATAAACTTTATTATAAGTGGAGCTTGCTCCCGATCCTTCAAAGTATAAGTATGTATTAACGGTGCCATCGTTGTAATGTTTGTCAGGTCCAGTATTGGCTGAGGGCGTGGAGCCGCCTTTTGAAGACCACTGCGCATTTGAATTGTTAGAACCATTCAAAATAGTTGGGGTGCTGATGGTTAATGCAGCGGTTGGAGAGTTGGAGATCACCGCAGAACTTGATGGATGAGTTCTCACACCACCATTTGAATTACTGTACATCCAGTTAGTACTACCACTTGCATCACTCCTTGTGATAACAAACCGACAGAACGCTGCATCATTCTTATAGCCAGTACTTGGCGGTATTTTGGCAACCACCTTAAGCCTTCCGGTTGTTCCCCTAAAGCTAGTCATGTCTACGGTTGCTAAATCCCATTGATCTGTGGGTGAGGTATGTTGTTGACCAACTGCGAACCACAGTTGAGTATGGCCAACAGTACCACCGCTAATCGTTTCCCAATACACATAATAACTCCGCATATCAGAACCATACATGTGGTATCTAAATGTTAGTTGAGCTGTTGCACTAGCATTAGTATCAACTGTCATAGTTAATGTATCACCAACACTATTAGCGTTACCACTTGAATCTGTTACAGCATTGGCTCCAACAGTAATAACGCCATTTGTTGTACTTGAAGCAGTAGGTGTAAACGTTGCTGTATATGTAGTACCAGAACCACTAATTGTTGATAACGTACCACCAGTAGTGGTGATATCAGCATCTGCAAATCCTGTGACAGTTTCAGACCAAGTAAAGGTGACTGCTGCTGTTTCACCGATGCTAAGACTGCTATCATCTGTTGTAATAGTAAGTGTTGGTGCTGTTACATCGACAACTGTATTAACTGTCATAGTTAATGTATCACCAGATGTATTAGCATTACTTGCACCGTCAACTACAACATTAGCACCTACAGTAATTACACCGTCTGTTGTACTTTGTGCAGTCGGAGTGAATACTGCTGTGTAGGTAGCTCCTGATCCACTGATAGCAGATAAGGTTCCACCTGTTGTAGTGATATCACCATCACCAAATCCAATTACAATTTCAGACCAATTAAAAGTAATTGTAGCTGTTTCATTAGCATCCAGTGAATTAGTGCTGGTATTAATGGTTAAAGTTGGAGCTGTTGTATCCGGTACTGATGGTGTATAACCAGAAGTTGCAACAAAGCCTTTTGCTGTAATCGAAGTACTAGTTGCTGACAGCTTCATTAAACTAACTCCGTTACTTCCAATACTCCATCAGTACTTGCATCACGAATAACACAAAGATAAGCTCCGTTTGTAACTGCAAAATCTAGACGCTCACCATCTCCAATAAAATGTGAAGTATCAGCATTTGCAGTACCTGAACCTTGTTCAAGAATAAATCGAATATTTGCACCTACTGCTCGCATAGAAATGCGATATACATTAGGACTTAGTTGGGTAGAACTAGATGTAGCTCCTGCAGTTAGTTGACGTGCAACTCCAGGGGATCCTAAGATTTCTACGTTTTGATTAAAGCTCATTTTTTTAAATTAATACGACTGACAATAAATTCAATTGCTTGGTCATCTACAGTGTTATCTGTTGACTCAGCAATTTTTACTAGTAAATCAATGACTAGTTTTTTAACAGCTTCTGATTGTACAAAAGCAAATAGTACTGGACGGATTAGCGTGATCATAGGTTTATTTATAGGTTAAGTTGCGTAGGGATCCCAAGGATCCTCTGTCATGTCAAATGCAGAACTATATGGAATATCTGAAATATTGTCATATTCTACATTTTCTGTAGGTTGGCCAGTGCTAGTGTCAAAATGTTCAACAGTTGCTTTTCCATAGTCATAGGTAATATTCCAAACATTTGTTGGAATTGCATCCCACATAGCATCTGTTCCTTTATAAGGTTCGTTATTAACTGTAATTTTTCGGTCAATAACATTAAGACCTAAAGTTGTAATAGCATCAAGAGA